TCATAGTTAGCCTGCAACCGTTCAATAAAATCAGGCGGTAAGTGCGGATTATCAGCAGTGCGCATCTTGATCAGCTTTCGATCAGTACGTGATAATGCGTCCTCACTAGCAAATGTATTAAACATCCAACGGAATCCCTCTGGTGTTGATGCAGCGCCAAATTGCCTTATGTTGCCAGCACGTAAGCGACCAAGGATTTTGGGAAATGCACGACTCGCGATAGATGGCGCAACAGTATCAATCTCATCTGCTAATACCCACGCAAGGTTTAAACCAATAATACGTGTCCAGTTCTCAAAGCTACGGCATAAAATCTTGGTATCACCTAACGGTAAATGCAACACGTATTCAGGTAATGGGCTAGCGCGATAAGAATATGGGATATTGTAGGACTCGAGAAAAGCATCAAAGTCATTTACAAAAATATCCCGAATCAGCGGACCAGTGGGCTCTAGCACGCAGCCAATAAAGCCTTGGTTAGCTGCTGCAAGATGTACGGCCTTCGCACACAGCGCTCGGGTCTTGCCAGCCCCATAGCCTGCTGATACGCCAAGGATCTGGGTTGTATGGTCATTCACAAAATCAAGCTGGCCAGGATGCAAATCAGCTTGGATTTGTCTTAATGTATCAGGTAAATCAAATGTTTCAATAAATGTTTGGTTTAATTCAATTTGTGCTAGTCGTTTAAGAATCTTCGACATCGACTAACTGCTCACCTGTTTTTGATTGTATTCGCAATAATAAATTACGTTCCTGTTCTGGTGATAGCTCAGATTCTGCTAATGCCTGCACTGCCAGTTCAACCCCTTCCTGCCTAGCGCGAACAATTGCAGCATTATCACTGTAATGTTTACGAAATGCAGGCGAATGCGTGAGCATCCATTGCGCATCTCTAGTATTGCCTTCATCTGCTGCCTTTGCAATAATATTAGCCAGCCGCATTCCACCTTTAGCGCGACCTTCATCAATAGCTTGCAAAAGCAGAATTTCTAGCTGTGTGCCTTTGTCTGTTTTTGCGTTAGCGATCCATTCGTTAATTGCTCGATATGAGACGCCAACAGCGGCTGCGATGTGCTCTAACGGCCCGCCAAATTCAGATAAAATACGCACCTTTTCTATAAGTTCATAATTGAGCTTATAGTGTTTGCGCATTAAATTAGCCATTAGTTCCTAACTTGTACAGGCATGATAAGGTAAGTTTGGCTGCTATCGGCGGGATTTGTCAATACCACAGGAGCATTTGAGCTATTTGCATTAATTGTAATGGTATCTGTAGCAAATGCTCGTAGGCCATCGCAAAAATATGCAGGATTAAACGCAAGCATTGGCAGGCTGCCGGTTATTGGTAATGATTCGATGCCTGAGTTTGCATCAAGTTCAGCCGATAGGGTTAAAGTTTTTGATTGCGCATCAAGTTTAATGACGCTGGTTCCAATTGCTGCAACACGTTGCAATGCGTTTAATAATTGCACGCGATTGATAGTAATGCTGTGGCTGTAGGTATCAGGTATTAACTGTTCAACTTTAGGATATGTGCCGTCAAGTGTACGGCTAATGATAGTGGTGCCGTCTACAAAAGTAAGGCTTACATGCCCGTTATCAAATGCAATCGCTGCTGGTTGCTTTATTAATGCAAGGCAACGCGCCGGAACGATTGCGGAAAATAATGCAGTGCTGTCGATGTTGACAATCGATAACCGGTGCCCATCAGTAGCAGCAATACGCAAATTACCACCACCGGCTGCATATAAATGCACACCAGTTAATATTTGTTTTGCTGCGTCAGTTGCAGCAGCAGGTAATACGGCTGTTAATGCTGCTGTGAGATCGCTGTAGTGGTCACTAACAGCAACAACAGGCAACTCGGGATAATCTGCTGCATCATCGACTGCAAGGCTGTAGGCGCCGCTTGTGGATGCGAGCTTTAGCTGTGTGCCATCTACTGCCATGGATATGGCTTCTGTGGCCTCCATGCGACCTGTGAGCTCTAGCAGCGTGCGATATGGCACCACGGTGTTGCCTGGTATCTCTACGTCTGCCTGGATGCTGCTGGTAATGCCTAGCTCCAGGTCGTAGCCGGTTGCTGTCAGCCGGCCATCACCAGCCGTTAGCAATACGCCAGCGAGGATCGGATGCGACGGTTTAGCCGATACTGCACGCGCAACTGTTTTCAGCAGGTGGCTGAGATCCGATTGGCAGGTTAAAAGTTTCATCTAGTAAATCCAGAACAGTTTGGTAAGCAGCAACCAAATCAATCAGCTCAGCAGCATCCAATGGCTCGCCGTCATCTTGCGCGTTATCCCGCACAGCAGCGGCCACGGCGGCTGCTTCCCCCATTAGGTGGTGCAGACGTTCAATGACTGGTGCTTGCTTGGCTGAGGGCATTGTGGAGGCGCTGGCAACGGTGTGATGGTACTTCGCGGTGGTCGATCGGTCAAGCGCCAATCATATTGCCCCACCCATATGGCAGGTAGGGCAGGTAGGGCAGGCTGAGACTGGCTGCGCTGCAAGCGGTTGGCTTACCTGTCCTACCTACCCTACCTATATAGATAGATATAAATAGAGGGTATATAGGGCATATACCTGGATAGAGTTTGCGCGATAGGTAGGGCAGTAGGGCAGGTGGGGCAATATGCCTAAACATGTTGCAGCGCAACCGATTAGAGCCTGTCCTACCGGTAGGGCAGCAATACTAGGTAGGGCAATCCTTATGGCGATATGTCCATTGCCTACGGCCATTCACCATGGACCTAACTCGGTTAAAGCCAAAAGTTCGCAACACATCGCCTACTTGCATTTGGTCGATACGTGTTTGGCGCTCAGTTGGTTTTTGAATGGCATCACGTAAAACTCGTTCAGTTGTCACCTCAAACAAACCTTCCTTTGCTAACCATTCACGGATGACAGATTCCCATGGACTGCTTACTAGGTAAGTTTCGTTTTCTTCTGTTAGCTGCTGCTCCATATCTCGCGGTAAGTGGCTGGATTCTTTAGCGCGATAGGCATGTACAGCGGCAGACCAGATCTCATCACGTTCGAGCATCAAGGCAGCGGTATTAATTTGGTCCTGCTGAGTCTTGGTTGTAGGTATTACCCAGAAGCGGCGGTTGCCGGTCTCATCAACTAAAAAACCAGTTGATTTATTTGTACTGCCAACGATGATGCCACGCCTTGGGAATGCTTCAACGGCTTTACCGTATGGCACGCGCATGATATCAATTGATTGTGATAAAAACGACTTTACTAAACCTGCGTGCTTGCGATTTGTTATATGGTCTAATTCCGCCCATTCCATTATCCAGCTTCTATGTAATACCATAAGATCATCTTTTGTTGATATATCACCTAACGCATCGCTAAAGAATGGCCCTCCAAGGCAACCCCAAAAGCTGGATTTGTAAGCACCTTGATCACCCATTAATACGCAAGCAGTGTCATGTTTGGCGCCAGGTTCAAATGCACGCCTAACGGCTGCAATTAAGGTACGTTTTAACATCTCATCATAAATAGTTGGTTGCTTTATGTCAGCATCACATGGCCGAAGGTAAGTGGTAGCGAGGCGGTCTATATAGCCTGGGTTGTTCCTTGCTGCTACATCATTTAAATATTCGCAAACGGGGTCGTATGAGTTCTCATTTGCAACTTGAACCAAGCAATCAATTGCTAATTCCTTTGATACTTTGTAGCCACGTTCTGCAAGCGTAAGGTAAAAACGGTCTAACCCTTTAATTGGGTCTTGCTTTATTTCAATTTGCTGGGTGAATGTATTAAACCTAATATCTTGCGCTTCACTGCGTAAAAAAGCTAATAATTCAGCAGCTTCAAGCTTTTCAGGTTTTGTCAGTATCGGTGCAGTTTGGCTTGATGGTGACAGTATGCGCCTGGGTTTCGGTGTGGATGATTGCCAGCCATCCTTTTTTGCCATATCGCCAAGCGTGCCAAGCGTAATGCCAGACTTCTTAAAGCTGCGCCATTTGTTTGTGCAATCGGCGGGTTTGTGTTTGCCTGATTGTTTAGACCATGACTGCCAATCATTTATTAGGCTGTCATCGCCAATGCTGTGCAATGACATGCCAATCTCTAGCCACATGTCGTAATCGTCAGCGCGGGCTGTCGATAATGCAGCAAGGTATGAGCGTGCGCGGGCAGCATCGTCAAGGCTGTTGCGCGGTTCTATTGTTATGGCCGCGACTGGCACGGGCTTTAGCATCCGCTCGATCAATGCAAACGGTGCAGTTGCAATTTCTAGGTCGTCTGGGCTGTAATTTTTAATCCAGTGGTAACCGGCAGTTAATGGATGAGCGCCGGCTACTACAGATTGGCAACCAGTCCATCGCAGTTCAATTTGCTCTGGTTTACCTTCGCTATCGCTGATGCCAGATTTGTATTTACGTGTTGCAATATCTGCCCAGTACTGATCGGGCACTTGGTATATGACTTGAAACCTACCGTCGCGGCCTGAGGTTACGGTCCATGATTTAGGCAGTTGCGACATAGGGCAACCCCAATCGCGGAGAATATTACTGGCGCTTTTGCCGTCATGGTCAAGGAACAGTAACCCACCTGATGGCACCCCGCATAAAACCCCAATAGCTTTTGCACTGCCGCGTTGCAGCTCGCCGTTAAGTGCATCTTTTGTGAGCGGATTGTCTTGCCATGCTGTTTGGTATGGCCTTTTTTTACCGTCAACGGCAACAAAACCCCAACTGCTGGGCAGCCGCGCAAGTTCTTCGTATAAGTTCATTTCTGTGACGCCAGCGCCTGCTCAAGGAGCAGTCTGATGGCTGTTGCGCGTGACATGCGATCACCACGCCATTGGTCTAAATGCCGCAACAATTCCGCTGTAAGGCGTATGTGGGTTGGATGAGCAAGCTTCATTACAGCAGTTCCGATTGCGTTGATGATTCACATGACTGCAAATTATTAACTGCGCAGTTGTAGTAACTGGGCTTTAGTTCAAACCCAACAAATCGGCGGTTTGCTTGCAAACTGCAATACCCTTCGCTGCCAATGCCAGCAAATGGGCTAAGCACCAAATCGCCTGGGTTGGTCCATAGCTGTAGCCCGCGCCGGATCACTTCAAGCTGCAATGGGCAGATATGGCGCTCATCATCATTTGCCCTAGCGCTGCGGTATTGCAATGTGTCTGATGGGTTTATGTCCATCCATACCGGGCTGGCGTATCGCTGCCAGATGTTGATTGAATCTTTGATCGGATCGCCGCTTTTTGGC